CTGCTGCTGGCGTAAAAGGTTTAGCCGTTTCTGTTGGGTCTACTAGCGCAAATGCTATCAAAATCACAGGAACAGTTGCCGGAGCTTCTTGCAAGTTTTCTATTAGAACTGCAAGCACAGTAATTTCCATATTTGGATTTAATGATACTACAACCCTAGGCACAGTAAAAACCGACAACTGGGATCCAAACACACTTATAAATAGTGGAACCAGCACTTCGGGAGCTTCAGATGATGTTGGACCTCCTGCACCATCTACATATGGAATAATTACCGGCCCTTCAACTGGTACTACTACAAAAACATTTACAATTAATGCAGATAGCGCTGGAATCGAAGGAAACTACACTGAAGTTGTCATAACAAGTGGAGATGCCGGGGCTTTCAACATGTCTGTTTATTCTAACGGAGAGCAAGTAGAGGCTTTCGGAAATTTAACAAAAGACGCTACATCTTATTTTTATGTTTCAACATATGTAAATTCTTTAAGTAATTACATTAGAATAGCAGATGTTACAGGTGTATCGACACCTCCTGCGAATGGCACATATACACTAACTGGTGGAAAAGATGGCGTTCCAACAGACCCTGATGATCAAGATACTTTGATTGTAGGAAGCTATACAGCAGGATCTGGTCTTTTTGCTTATTCTGATCCAGAGCAAGTTGATATTGATTTATTAGCAGTTCCTGGCAACTCTTCAACAAATGTTATTGTTGGCATGTTTAATTTAGCGCAAAACTACAGACAAGACTGTTTGGCAATTGTTGATCCTCCATCTGGATTAACTCCAACAGAAGTTGTGGCTTGGTCAAATGGCCAAATGTCATATCAAACAGAAAGACTAAACAGTGATTATGGTGCTCTTTATTGGCCTTGGGTTGTAATCAGAGACTATTACAACAAAGTTGACGTAACTGTTCCTCCAAGCGGTGCAGTATTGGCAACAATAGCCTATTCTGATAGCATTAGCTTCCCTTGGTATGCTCCTGCTGGTCTAACAAGAGGTATTGTTCCTGGCATAAAGGATGTCGTTGCAATACCAACAGGTCCAGAAAGAGACGCTATGTATGGAAATAGAAATGCAATCAACCCGATTGTAATCTATCCAGATCCTAATGTTACTGGCTTCGTTATTTGGGGACAAAAAACATTGCAAAGAGCACAATCTGCTCTTGATCGCATCAATGTTCGCAGAATGTTATTCTATGTTGAAAAAGAAATTAGACTTCTTGCTAAAAACATTCTTTTCGAACCAAACACAGAAGCAGTTAGAACAAACTTCGTATCTCTCTGTGCTGGTGTACTAAATAACGTAAAAATTAACAACGGCATTTATGACTACTTCATTAAGTGTGACACTGAATTAAACCCTCCAGATGTCATTGATAGAAACGAATTGAGAGCAAGAATCGGTGTTCAGCCTACCCGTGCAATTGAATTTATATTTATTGAATTCTCCCTACACAGAACTGGCAGCTTCACCGAAAGCACCACATTGAGCACCACATGATTTTAGATAGGAGATAAACATGTCTTATAATATGGGTATCGGAGCCTTGGGTAACTCCACAGGCATCATGTTTAAGAGAAAATTTAGATGGCTTTTCAGCGTAGAAGATATTTGTTCTGCTGGAGGAATTAGTAGAGTTCCAGAATCATTCGTGAAATCTGCTGCTCGTCCTAATATTTCTTTCGAAGAAACAGAAATCAACTTCCTACATGGCAAAATGTATATTCCTGGCAAGGCAACATTTGAATCCATTACAGTAACATACTATGATGTTACAAATGATCAAACATCTCCCTTGGTGCCATTATATAGCTGGATTGCAAACGTCTATGACTTTTTAAGTCCAACTGGCGGCATTACCAATCCTCGTATGAACGCAAGAGCATATGATGTTGGTGCTAGAGCCCATTACGGTGGCAGAGGCGTTCTAACCATGCTTGATGGTGGTGGACTTGCCCTAGAAGCTTGGACATTGTACGACTGCTGGCCACAATCAGTTAACTTTGGCGACCTAGATTATGCAACACAAGATGAAGCAACAATTGAGTTGACTGTTCGTTATCAGTTCGCCAAATGGCAGAATTTCTGCGGAGCGCAGCCAGCCCCTTGTTTTGGCTCTACTTGCGGTGCAAATCTACCTCCGGGTCTAAACGCACCAGCCGGTCTAAATGGCGGAAGAATCTAATAATTAATTTATTTTTAAAATTTGTACTCCTGCACATTAAATAATGTGCAGGAGTACTTTCATTATAAAGGTATTCAAATGTCTTTAATAACTGGTTTTAATATGGGCATAGGCTGGGCGGCCTCTGCGGTTTTCAAGAGAAAATTTAGATTTTTTGTATCAATACAAAACTTTGCTTCGCCAACAAGTTTGCTGCCAATAATTCCAGAAAGAGCAGCCAGACCTTCTATTTCAATTAACGAAATGAAAGCCGAACATACAACAGAAACAATTTATTATCCCGGCAGACCTGAGTGGAAACCAATACAGTTTACATTTTTTGATTATGTTCCATATCCTACTGGAGGTAATGCCAATACTCCGCATCCTATGTGGATATGGTTAAATTATTATTATAATACTTTTAGTGGTAACTTAAAAACATCTTATAATGACCCAGTTTACAATAGTCCTGCACCTTATTTACAGTCGGTAAACGGTCAATCCATTAGCAGAATAAAAAGAAACATTCTAATACACGTTTTTGATGGGTCTGGAAATGAAATAGAAAGATGGGCGTATGCTAATTGCTACCCAACAGAAATAGACTTTGGAGACTTGGACATGGGCGACCAAGATATTTGTCGTGTAACATGCACAATGAGATATGATAGAGCTTACACAGTAAGTTGTAATATGCCTTTGCCAGACTTAAAACTAGTCTAAGAATTGCTCAGCTTTTATAATATCTCTGCACTTTTTTAAGAAATCTTCCAATTCTTTTGGCTTGCATTCTAGTATTCTGCAGGCTCCACTTTTATTTAATCGACCCTTTTTGGTGTAAGCTTTTGTCTCGTTAAGCAACAAAGCTTCTATTTCTTTTCCAAGTCCATTTCTCTCAAGAATATCAAGCAATTCTTGTTTTTCTAAAATTTCTAAAAAGCTTTTTCTCATAATATATTATATACAAATAAATTAATTATTACTATCTTTTTTGATAAAAACTGTCAAAGTTATTATCATATTCTGAATTAGGAGATTCTTTATTTCTAGTTATAACATCAAAGCCAAGTTTTATTTTAATAATATCACCATAACGACGTTTTAAATCATTGTAATTTCTAGCAGATCTCCACAATTGTCTAAAATGATTTAATATACAGGTTGTCAAATAATTAAATGCTTTGCCTTTTTGAGGATCAAATTTTTCAGCTCTTTCGAAACAAATTAACACACCTTCTTGTATTGCGTCATCATCATCTATGTGGCTAAATTTTGCATATCTAACAATATTATTACTAAGAGTATAAAATGCTGTTGCCAATATCATCTGTGCATCTTTATATTCTTGTTCTGCTTCGTTTGAAATAGAATCGCATATACTCAAAGGATTTTTAAGTTTTTTACTATTATTTTTTTGCCATTCTATTTCGTTCTTAAGTATTTGTATTTTTTTCTTTTTTCTTTGGGCATTTTGATATTTCATAATAATTTTTTCAAATGCTTTATTATTAAGATATTCGCTAGACATTTATCTCCTAAAATAAAATAAAATAAAATATACTTTAAATTAGTTAGATAATTATTATTTTAATTTTATGATAGGAATAATTTTTGAAAACGAACAAGATATTACCTCAGACATTTTAAATAATAAAAGTGTTAGAGTGCTAACCGAATCTGAAGTGCGATCAAATAGTTATAAGCAATTAATGAGTGAAATCAATTTAAATGCAATAATTAAAATAAAATATGGAGAAGTAATTAGACCGCCTTTTAGTTTTAATCCTTTAAAAAATTCTTACATTATGATAAGCTCTGGGTCTTGGATAGATAAACAAAATAGATTATTAGGTCACGAATCTTCAAGCGAAGAATGTCAATCAATTCAAATAACATCTAAAAATAACAACCATCCTTTTTTATCAGAAGATCAATTTGATCTTAAATTATCTTTTATAGAAAAAAATTATAATTATTTTTTAAATGAAAGTAAAAAAATTATTTTAAAACATGGAGTTACAAAAAAGACAATAATGCTTCTTTTTTATAGTGCAACAATTCTTGGAATAATAGAAAACAAAAGTAATGAAGCACTCAAATTTATAAGACAGGCTTTAGAAATAAAACCCGACTTTAGCGAATTTTATTCTATTGCTGGTGATATTTATTTAATAAATGAAAACTATCCATTAGCAATAAATGCTTATGAGCAAAGTATTTTAAAATATGAAATAAGAAACAAAAGAGACATTTTGCCTTTTTCATCAATTAGAAGTACAAATTATTGCAAAAATCAAATTGATGCAATAAAATTAAAATATGGAAAATCAAAAAAAATTGTTACATTAAGTCAAGACTATTTATAACTACAGTTACTTGATCTTCATATCTTGATAATGTTACTTGTTTTCTTCCTTCTCTAAATTCTTGCAATCTTGCCTCTAGCTCCATTATATTGCAGCTAATCACACGCCAATTATTAACAATTCTTGGTGGCTCAGATTGTTGCTGAACCACATTTTCTGGTTGCGGTTGTGGCGGCACTTGCTGCTCAATCTTTACAATATTTTTGTCGGGAAAATATTGTTGCAAAACATCTGGAGCTTCTGCAATTAATCTTTCAAAGAACTTCATATTGCAGCCGCAATTAATATTCGATCTTACTCTTGCAACGTCTACAGATAGGCTTTCTGGAAGCTTAGAAACGAAGGCATCATCCTTCATTGCGTTTTTAATATCTAAAAGACTAAGAGGATTGCTTGCTTTCATCATTTTTTATCTCCTTCATTAACATGCCACAAACTTTGCATTTATAGATTAGCTTTTCTGGTAGAAAAGACGCTTTTTTGGTTTTTTTATTTTCATTGTCAAAATATGGAAGGTTTCTAATTATTTTTGTTCTTTTTATATATGCAACATCTTCTAAACTTTCCACTATGTGCTTTTTATTGCACTTCTCACACCAAAAAAATATATTAGAACTCATTATTTTAATACAGTATTTGCTTCCAAAAATGTTAAAAAGTATGCCCAAAAATATGAAAGGCATGATCCGGCACAACCACACACAAAAACAAATCTCAAAGATGTCCAATCATTCAAAAAAATATTGTAATCAATACAACATAGCCCACAAATTATTCCAGACCAAAAACCACAACATTGATAACAATCAATAAGCTTCATAAAAAAATTAGGCATAAACTTGCCTAAAAATCCTTTTACAGGTTTCATTATTTCGCTATCTACAACTATTTGTGTAAAACCAATGCTTCCAAAAATAAAGACAACAACTTGAAGCAAATTATTTAATTCCATATTGTAACCTCAATTTTTTCATTATGTCTGTATATTGACATGTCAATAAAATTATATGCTTGTGGCAAATCATTCTCCAAATTTTTCACACAAGATGAAAGATGTGTAAACATTTTTTTAAATTCCATAGAAAATTTAACTTTTTTTCCGATAACTTTTTCAATAATTTGCAAATCTTTTTCATTTAAAACCATACATAATCTTGAAATTGCACTTTTCATTAGAGGCTTAAAGTTTGGATTCACAATTCCAAGTTTATAATCTATAAATATTTCTTTATAATGATCTAGCTCTTTATACAACTGTTTATTTTGAAAGATTATTTCCTCTATATTATCAAAACTTAAAGTTATTTCCATAGCACTATATTAGTAGTATATTCAAAGGAGATTTAATCAATGAACGATGATACTTTTAGACCGCAAGGTCATGGGCAGAATGTTCCAAATAACATACCTGTTAATTCGCCAGCAAATAACACTGCGGCAGAGGGTGTGCGAATTTCTGGAAAGATACCAGCGGCCTTGCAAGCCGTTTTAAATTCTCAGCAAAATAGCGCAGAAGGACAGCCCTATTCTGTTCCTCCTGTTCAACCTCCTGTTCCTCCAATGCAGCAGCCTCCAGTGCAACCGCAGCCCAACAATTTTCAACAGCCGCAATATCAAGCTGCTCCTCAAACTTCTAATGCTACACCACAAAATTTTGCATATAGCAATTCCAATTTGAACGCTCTTCTTGAAAAATTAAAGGGCCAAAATTATGTCTATGAAGAAATTGTTTTGCCTTCTTTAGGTAAATTTTACGATGGCACCGATTGTCCAACCAATGGTGTTCTACACATTAGGCCAATGACTGGGGAAGATGAACAAATTTTGGCAACGCCTCGATTTGTCAAAAAAGGCCAAGCAATTAACATGATTTTTTCAAGATGTATTCAAGAACAAATTAAAGTTGCAGATTTACTTTCAGTAGATAGAACATTTTTGTTAATTTACTTACGAGGTATTTCTTATGGAACAGAATATGAAGTGGAAATTAAAGACCCAGATTCCGACCGTAAGTTCACAACAGTAATAGATCTTGACACCTTGCCAGTTGAAAAATGCCCTGAAGATTTTGGATCAGATTTATCAGGGGTATTGCCAAAAAGCGGATTTAGATTTTCTTACAGATTTTCAAAAGGAAAAGACGAAACAGATTTGCAAGATCACAGAGACAGAAGACTCAAAATATCTGGTGACTCTGGATCAGATGATAGCCTTCTTTATAGAACAGCACAATTAGTTGAACAAATTGAAGGAATTACCAACAAAACAGAAATTGTTACCTTGCTTAGAAATCTTCCTATTCAAGACTTGACTTATTTAAGAAACTTGGTTACAGAGCCTCCATTTGGAGTTGATACCAAAGTAACTATCATTTCTCCAGTTACATCAGACGAATTTACTATAGAATTGCCACTTGAAGCAAATTTTTTCTTCCCCCGCAATCGGAAAAAGGAGAAGACCCAAGCTTAGTATTATGGAGAAATCTCATGGATGAGATTTTCTTTTTTCAGTATCATTTAAGGATTGACAAGTTCACATGGCAAAAATACGCTATAGTAGAAAGAAAATACCTAATAGATAAGTATATTCAACAAAAAGATATGGAACAGAAGCATTTAGAAAAGGAATCTAAGAGAAAAAGGTGATTAGATGGGTGCCATAAAAGAACGATATCAAAATCCTGTGCAAGGTGATACTGTAATCCTTCGTTTGTTTTTTTACAACAGCAATAATTTTTCAAATGTTAGTAGCATTGATCAAGTAGAGTTGTTTTTAGTAGCGAAGGGAAGTTCTGCTAGTGATACATCAGCAAGAACTTTAAAGAAAACGATTACGGGGGCAAGTGTAATTCAAGATGGCACAGGGCAATATTATATTGAAGTTGCTTTAGATTCTATTGATTTCGAAATAGGAAATTACGTTGACGTTTGGACAGTTAATTTTACTGGTGACTTTAATGATACCGAACAAATAACAAATGTATTTACAATTTATCCAAATTTGTGGTACACCGCTCCAATTCCAGTTGTTTATGATTTTAACTTTCAATTTAGGCCAGCAAAAATAAGAAAGGGTTCTAAGAGATATATTATCATTCAAGTTACTCCGAATGTTCCTAAAGGCACAGACTTACAAAGATATTATGAAAACTTGGCAGTAGTTGGGAACCTTTTTGTTAGTATTGAGCAAAGAACAGGTGCTTGCTTGCCAGAAGAAACAGATCTTAGAATGATAGCAGAAAAAGTTCCAGTAACTTTTAGAGAAATGATGTATGGATATTATCAAATTGATACAACAGATATGGAAATAGGAATTTATGATATATGGTTTGAATTAGACCTTGGAGATAATGTTTACATATCTGACAGAAATCAAATCCAAATTTTTAATTGACATACTCCCCCGACTAAAGTCAGGGGGGATTTCTTGGCTCGAAGATCTTAAGGATTTTCGAAAAAATAATTATCTTCCAGCTTTAGTAATTCAGCAAGCTTAATCGCAGTCCACTCTCTGTAAATTATTTTATACTTATATTCGCCTTGCATGTTGTTTGTTTTTACAAAAGCAATCCAAGGCTTTCTATCTTTTTTCCAAAGTAGCATTGGCATCTTTCCGGTTCTTTTACTTTCATCTTGCACTTGTTCTAAAAAAGAATCTAAATCTGAAATGCCATCTTCAAATACAGAATTTAAATCAATTTTGTTATAACCACCTTTTGATTCTAAAACAAACTTAAATCCTTTTGGGCAGCATATGTCGCCACTAAATGTTTCCTTTGCATGGGTTGGCAAGTTTTTAACCTGTCCCCATCTATTTCCAGAGCCAACGCTACGACTAAAAGATTCTGCGTATCCTTTGAATCTATCATTTAAAACGGCAACAAGCTCTCTTTCAACACGCTTGCCCTTACGGTTGCCATTTACACCTTTCTTTTTGTTTTTAAATTTTTCAACATGATAAGCATCATCTAAATCATCAAAATTCATAATTATCCTAGATTCTAGATTATTGTGATAAAAACTCAAGCTTAATAGAGTCTGATATTATATTTATTTGATCTAGATAAGCAATAATATCATCAACTTCTTTATCTGAAATCGAATTGTTTTCAATACATATTTTAATTCCAGACTCTATTTCTAGAAGCTTCTCTTTTGCTGCACACAGGTGATCTAAAACACTTTGGTGTTGTAAATTTTTAACTTGTTTTATAGAAGAATCTGGGCTTATTATTTCTGTCTCCTTTGCAAAATAACTTTTAATGTTTATAACACTATTATTTAGTTCAAAACAAAATATTTCATATGGTTTTATATTATAAAAGTTTTTATAAAAATCAAATTCAAAACCTTTAGATTTCAATGTATTAATAGATGATAAAAATATTTCAAAAGTACTAAAAAATATAATTTGACCACATTCTTTTCTAACATCTAAAAAAAATAATGGTCTATGTTTGTTTCTTGTTAATATTAATTTTTTAATTTTATAATTAGATTCAGCATAAGCTATAGAAAAATAACTATTTTTTGTATTATCAAACAAATACTTAATATTATTAAATATATTATTATCTTTTTCTAATACTCTTAATATTATTTCAGAATCGCATTCTGTTTTTACAGAATTTAATATTTTAAGATTTTGATATTCTTTAAAATTAATCAAACCATTATGTATAATTGCTTTTTTATAATCATCACTAACAAAAGGATGGTTGTTTTCATTTTCTAATGGTAATCCAACTCCTGTAGATGCTGCTCGACAATGAAATATTCCTAAATCTAAATTTTCTTCCCAAATATCTTGATAATGTTTTGTTTTTATAATATCTTTGCTTGGACCTGGTTGCTTGTAATAATAAACATTTCCATTTGTTGAACAGCAATAAAAACCAGCAGCATCTATGCCACGAACTTGCATGGTTTCGTAAAGTTCTGTAATCAGAATACGACTTTTGTTTTGGTCTGTGCTTTCGCCTATAAATCCTAATATTCCACACATTAATATTAAATAGCGTTTGGATTTTGAATTTCAGATGGCTCTCCAAGAGGAGGAGCACCAGATGTATCAAATCCAGATATAGGTTGAGCCTGTGGATTTATATCAACAGGTTGTTTTTCGGTATTTCCAGAATCAGGAGTTTGACTTGTTTGAGATTCTTTTCCAGAAGTTCCCAAATCATTCAAAGGAACATTCAATTTCATCGCTATACTTTTGATTTCTTCAACAGAATCGGAAAGAACTTTTTCAAAATCATCTTTTTCTTCTAGCAGCTTAGATAATGCAATTCCTACTTTTTGAAGATTTTTAAAATATTTTTTATTACTAGAGTCCCAATGACCTCTAAGTATAGATTGTATATTGGAAATAATTGTTTCAATTGTATTGCAAGTTGTTGTCATTCCAATATCTTTATAATTTTCTTGCAATTCTTGTAAATCTTTTAACAAATTACCAATTTTATCTCCTAATAGTTGGAGATTTTCTAATATTATAAATTTTTTGAAATTTAACATTTCATTGTACATAAAAAACTCTTTAAGATGATATATTAGTATTTAGTGCTTCACCTTTCTTCTTTGCAGCATTTTCTACCAATCCAACAAATAAAGGACTAGCTGCGGTCAATCTAGATTTGAATTCTGGGTGAGCTTGAGTAGCAACAAAATATGGATGAACAGATTTGTCCATCTCCATAATTTCAATAAGATTCGATTCTGGATTCCTTCCTGATACCACAAAACCTTTTGAAGCAAATTCCAACCTACTAACCAATTCGCTATTAACCTCATAACGATGACGATGTCTTTCGGATATGTTCTTCTTCTTGTAATATTCGTTTGCCAAAGAATCTTTTGCAACCTCACAAGAATAAGATCCAAGTCGCATTGTCCCAGACTTTTTCTTAATAGATTCTTGACCGGGAATAAAATGCACAACAGGATGCGTTGTGCTCTTGTCAAATTCTTCAGAGTTTGCGTCTTCCCAGCCTATGCTTCTGGCAAATTCAATTACAGCACATTGCAATCCAAGACAGATTCCCAAGAATGGTATCTTCTTTTCTCGAACATATTTGATTGCTCTTATTTTACCTTCTACACCACGACTATCAAATCCTCCAGGAACGATCAGACCATCAATGTCGTTAAAAAATTCCTTAAGACACTTGGAATCCTTGCAATCTTCTACCTGCGCAGCGTTAATCCATGATATATCAACTTTTACATTTTTATTTACAGCAGCATGAAATACAGCCTCTTTAAGACTCAAATAAGCTTCATCAAAGTTGTCATACTTGTTTAATATTCCAATCCTAATTGTCTTCAAATCTTTATTTCCAATATATTTTTCTACCAAGTCACGATACTTGTGAATCCTGACACCATTTCTAGTCAAATGAAACTTATCAATAATCAAATCGTCAACATGCCTGTTGTAAAATTCAATTGGAACTTGATAAACGGTAGGAACATCTGGTGCTTCAAATACCGCAGAACGAGGAACATTAGTTATATTTGAAATCTTTTCCATAATCTGATTTGGTATCTGCCTATCTGTTCGACAGAATAATATCTCAGGTTGCAAACCGCTGCTTTGCATACTTTGAACGGCTTGTTGTAAAGGCTTGGTTTTGAATTCCTTTATTGTTGGAATCCAAAGAACAGGAGCCACCAAAGAAACAATTACATCATTGGCATTCTTTTGTTTAAACTGCCGTATTGCTTCTAAAAATGGATAAGCCTCTGAATCCCCTACTGTACCTCCAATTTCAACTAAAACTATATCTGCGTCTTTTCCTAAGTCTTTAAGCCTGTCAATTATCTTGTTAGTAACATGAGGAACAACTTGAACAGTCTGTCCCAAATACTTGCCTTCTTCTTGCTCTTGTATTATCTCTTTATATACAGTGCCAGAAGTTAATATATTCTTAGAGCTAACTTGACAACCAATGATTCTTTCATAGGTTCCCAAATCAAGATCTGTTTCACTGCCATCATCGCACAAAAACACCTCTCCATGCTCTCTAGGAGCAAGGATGCCAGCATTTGTATTCAAGTAAGGATCAAACTTAATAGGGACTATTTTTAAGCCTCTAAGACTCAAAAGAAGACCCAAGCTGGCTATAGACACGCCTTTACCCGTACCGCTTATTACCCCACCGCAAACTACAATGTATTTAGCCATTTATTAATCCTTGAGTGATACCATAAAATACAAAAAAAGCGGAAGCTATTCAAGACTTCCGCTTAATTTAAATTAGTTTGTTTCATTTTAAAAAAAATCAAACGCTAAAATCGTCTGTTTCTTCAAAAAATTTGCAGCCTTGGTGTTCAAATGTCAAAAGACCTCTTCTTGGACTATGTCTGTTTTTGCAAACGCCCCAATCTTTACCCAAATCACCTTGCAATTTCAAAAAATGCTTGCAATTATAAGAACAATCAGGACCATAGTCTTCTTCTCTAGACCTTTTGCCCCAAGGCTGAAAATCTGAATCCAACTTTATTAAAACCATATCTAATTCTTTGCGCTTTTCCATATTAGCTCTCGCAACTTGTACAAGTCAGAATTGATCTGGCAAATTTTTGGGCTGCGTTCACGGAAATTTGATAATACAAACCCTTAATGCCCATTTTCCAGCCTTCAATAATCAAAGAATTAACATCTTTGGTTGGAACAGAAGGATGAATCATAAGGTTAAGACTTTGACCTTGATCAATATACTTCTGTCTTTGTGCTGCCTGAATCATAATCTCTTTAGGACTAATTTCGGCAAAAGTTTTGAATACATTCTTCTCTTCTTCGGTAAGACATTCCAAATGCTGGACGCTTCCGCCATTCATAAGAATGCTCTTCCAAACTTCTTCAGTATCATGTCCCTTTGCTTTCAAAAGCTTCTCAAGCTCTGCATTCTTGATTGTAAATTTACCCTTTTGCAGATCCTTAATGTAATAGTTAGTTCTATGAGGTTCAATACCTTCAGAAACTTGTCCTAAAAT